ACTTAACCATGTAGTGCCGCTGTCAGAACCGGCTGTTAAACTAGCCGGTCTGTAGAAGTAATGAAGTTCAACGGCATAATTACTATCAGGGGTAGGACCTATAACAAAATGATCTAAATCAAACACTGCATAATACCTTGGATTTCCAGTTGTTGCGGCATCGGGATTAAATGTTTGAACAAAATCCGCATCTTTAAACTCTAAAAATACATGATCGCTGCTTGCGTTTATAAAAGATAAAGAAAAAGGCGCTAAAAAATCAGTAGGCGCGGTTAAATACTTATTAGAATTTGTAAAATTGCCGCTTACGTTTTTACGAAATAAACTTAATTGAACGTTTTTTAATATACGTTCTTCCGCCTGTTGAATAAAAATAGGCAGGTTATTTACAAACGAAGTCTCATCGTTTTCGGTGTAATCCTGTATTGCTTGCTTTAACTGAGAATAAGTAAAACTCATGATATAGTCACCGTAACTAAACCAACTTGACCAAAACCGGTAGCTGGTCTTAAATTTTGATTTTCTACCGTAGGAATACCTACATAAACATCCGTAGGTTCTACTCGATCTGGTCTAGCATTTTGTAAAGCTTGCGGATCAACTACCTTCCTAAAAGGACCTAACTGCGGGTGTTTCGGTTCATATTGGTCTGGACCAACTAATAAGCCGTTCCACTCACGACGCATAACTTTATACGGATACCTAAACCCGGATCTATCGCATATAGCGTAAGAATCTTTACCTGATGCAAACTTAGCCATTATCCCGACCTGTAGTAACTAAACTTTGGAACTACGTTAAAAGAGGCTCTGTCTCTATCTTCTTCAGCGGCCCTTTGAAACTCTTCTTCATAGATAGCTTTCAACATTTGTGTTCTTTGTGGACTCTTTTTTAAAGACAGATAGTAAGCTAAACCTGCGGCTAAACAAGGATAAAACCTAAAAGGCATGTCCATCGTATTAACAAAAGTATCCGCATCATCCATACGTGTCAACGCATCATAGTACACAGTGTATGTGGTGCTGCTATCCGGTACAGGCCAAACTTTTAAATTTGGCGTAAGTTGACGATCCAGAAAAAATTGATTAGGGCGGCCAGAAGTAGTTTTTGTAGGTATAGTAAGATATTCGTCTCGACTTAGACGTTCCAACGAGTAATCCGTATTAGACACCCGAATAACTACGCCTAACACATCAATTACATCTGTTCCTAAATTATATTCCCCATCGTTTGCGGTTAACGTCAAAGACCGTTGTGCAATAGTCCATTGATTTAAACCACGGTTAGCCCAATCAGCAAGCATAAGATTAAGCGACCTTTTAGCTGTTTTTAGGTCGTAACCGGTCCTAACTTCTAAGCCACACCGCTCAAAAGCTTCTTCGATGTAATCTGCTACATCTAACTCAAAATCTTTGCTTCCTGAAGTAGCCATAATTAGGTTGCCTTAACTAATTTGTACCCTTTTTCTTTAGCTTTTTTACGAAGCTCTGCTACGCTCATGCCTTTAACCGCCTCGCCGCCATCTTTCATTTTCTTAACCATACCGCCGCCGCGCATTTTCTTAACCATACCGCCGCCGCGCATTTTCTTAGGTGACATTGCCATTTTTTAATCTCCTGTAAAGTTCTTCTCTACGTTTGAAAATATAAGAAGCATTATACTCCTCATCATATTTATGATAATACCCTTTTTTCTTTATTTTGTACGCAGACTCTTGCAACTTAGACAGTCTTTGAACAAAAATCATGGCATAATCTACTTCCGTCAAAGGTTCAAAATCGGCTTCTTCTGAAAACTCTGGAGCTTCATCATAAGGATGAAATCCCATAACCCACATATCTCTGTCTATAAAAAACCCTTTTGAAATTGCAGTGTTTACCTCGTCTAAAAATGAATGAAATTTGTCAGGGTCTTCATCAAACGTAAAATCAACTAGTATGGCTACGTCGTGCGTATCTGCCCACTGCGACAAAGCCGTGTATAAATCTTGATAGCTGTCTTCGTTTTTAAACAAAAAAGCTACTTTATCCTCTAACCAAGCCCCTCTAGCAAAAGGGCACGGCGCTAAATTGTTAAAAAATTTATTAGGTTTTTCTAATATCTTTTCAGACCAAGACCTAATTTCATCTACTACTGCTTTTTCTACAGGATTTCCAATAAAAAACGTCATGCTCTTTTAGAAACTGCGCCAGTAGTGTATTTTCTTCGGTCAGGCAAAATTTTACCGCAACCTATAGCAACAACACCGCCATTTCCCATTCTTCTAACTTTAGCTTTTTCTGTGTTAGAAACAACCTGTTTACCTCTGGCTCCTTCTCGTTTCTTTTTACGAGCCGTTGAAGCCCTTTCTGATTTACTTAAACTCTGCGCTTTAGCTCTAGGCAAGCATCTGTCTGGGTTTTTTTTATTTTTTGAAGTACCGCAAGCTCCTGCAATGTTTCCAGAGCTGTCGATACGAACCCATTCTTCATCTACCCATTCTTGTAATTTTCCCATTATTTACCTTTGCGCTTACCGCCCTTAGATTTTTTTGCATAATTAGGGTCTTTACAATACTTAGAAGCAGCTAAGTTTGCGTAAGCACTGGGATAAGTGTCAAAAGTTCGTTTAGCCCAAGCTTTTCCCTCTGGGCAGATTTTGCTACCTTTTGACTTGCTAGAAACTGCACCGCCTTTTCTATAGTAAGTGACTTCGCAAGGAGAGGACTTGGGCCCTGTTTTTACTCTAGAACCCATGCTAACCCCACAAACGATGTACCATCGGAGTTACAATAATCAAAATTACTAAAAACCAAAGTTTATTACTCAGTCCTTTTAAATCTTCTTTTTGCGAATCCAACCGTCTTTCAATGTTCTGGTAACGAAGGTTACATTGCATTTCATGATGAGCTAGTTTGCTTAACACTTCTTCAGGGGTAAGTTTATTCATTTATATCACCACGCTTTACAAGACCAATATCGCGCAGAAAAATTGTCTTTGGCCGTATCGCAAGAATGACGCGCCCTAAAGCTTTTTCTCCTAGAAGGTTGATCTTTTTTAATAGACATGTTCGGATCACCAAAGCGAACAAGCTTAACTTCGCTGCCTTTCTTAGCGAGAACAGCGCTTTTCTTAGCCTTCCCTGGAGTTCGTTTAGGTTTGTTATAGCCTGCAAAAGTTTCTCCCCGATACTGTAATCGGCCAGAAGGAAGTCTTTTAACGTTTTTAGTAGTAGCCATTACGCCAAAACATCTCCGTTCTTGATGTAAACAATCTCAAACGCCGCAGAAATGTCAAAAGTTACAGAGGCGGAGGACGATATTGCCCTTACCTCTATGTCAGACTTCTCTTCTATTTTTATAGGCAATGCAAAAGTTTCTTCAATGTGCATCCCTGTTGTCAAAGACTTAACATCTTTTGACTGAAAGACTTCGCCATACGGCCTCACCGCTAAAATTAGTTTGCAAACCGCAGGGGTGTTAGACGTTGTTCCGTTAGATACCTCATATTGCAGCATATACGCCGTGTATCCCGCAGGAACGGTCCAAAGAGACATCAAGCTCTGGTTTGCTCCTATTACCCCGTTTACGGAAGCATAAACATTTGCAGGTACACCTGTTGTTACCGTGCCTGTTCCTGCGTAAATAACACCTGCGTTTGCACCACCTGATCCCGCAGAACGCACAATAATACGATTTATGCGTAAAAACGATTGCGTGGTGTTGACAACAGTTTGTCCGTTTAGGGTAACGAGTTCGTTTATCTCGTTGTAATCAGCGTCTAGTCCATAGAGTTGAACCGTCCTTGCCCCTGTTCCCGCAGAAGTGTCGTCTGTAGAGGAACTAGAAACTTTCAGAACAGTCGCCGCAGTCAAGTAACTATACAAGCCACCCTCGGCCCATATAGTTTCCAAACTGTCACCGACAGTAGTGTTGTTACCAAACTTAAATAGGGGTTTGTGGTAGGCAATTTGCCCACGGGCAACTTGAAGCTCAAACGGCTCGGAAGTACCTATCCTAGAAATTGAACTAACTTCGCGAGCCATTACACATCCCTCTTAACTATAAAAAATTGTAACCGAGGTGCAAGCGGTAAAGGTGGCAACATATATGTCAGTTACCCTAATTCCCTCGTCAGGAATATTTACGGAATGAGTGTCCGATGCGTCTAAGTCCATATCCAACACCGTAGCCCCGCCATTACCATCGCTAATAGTAAGACGAGGGCTTCCTGTTGTTGTTTTTATCTGAACCTGACGAATTCGCGCAGGACCAACCCCGGCTGAACCGGTATTCGTCAAGCGTGTTGCTTTTACATCCGAACCAGCCATGGCGTTCTCCTAAATTAAGCAGTTGCAGTTGCGCCAGTGTCCACACGAATCCAGTTGGAACCATCAGAAAACACAAGGTTACCTGTACCGTTACCGGTTGTTTCAGAAGCTTTTAACGCATTTGAAACAAAAATAATACGACCAGTATTGTCTGAAGCTGTTGGAAGATTTGCAAAAAGAAATGCAGTTGAAGTGAAACCGTTATTTGAAATAACTGGTCCCGAAAAAGTAGTATTAGCCATTTTTATCTCCTGTCTTGGCAAATGTCAGTCGCACCATGCGAACTGTCAGGGTACCTATAGCATACAAAACTTTAACAAAAAAAGAAAGGGATAGTTTTACCTATCCCTTCCTCAACCTTTAATATAAAATTTTGTCTTATATTACAATGGTTTATGCAGCACCTGGAGTACCAAAAACAGAACGCCAGTCAGAAACACCAAAGCTATAACGCTCTCGTGCCTTGAATCGCATGTTTCCAGTGTCAAAATCTCCTTCCATTGCCGTTTTAATTGGCGAACGGTTGAAGTATTTGAATCCATTAGGTGCGTCTGTCTTAATGAAGAATGCGTCTGTATCCGTTAGGAAGTGGTTAACCACTGCGCCATCAGGAATCATACCCATAGACTTCATTGCATTGTTGTCGTTGTCTGCCGTGCCAGAACGTAGATTAGAGTTAATAACCCGCTCTGCAATAAATTGCAGTTCTTTCGGGATAATCAACTTTGTTCCACGAACAGCGATCTTTAGACCACGCTCATCGGTAAGACCTGCAATGTCAATAAGCATCTGCTCAAGAGAAGTCTCGTTGAGGTCAGCTGCTACAGTCAATACGTTACGCTGGTTTCCAGACAAGCTAGGGTGAGAAGATGAGCAAAGAGCTGCACCGTCACCGACAGGGTAGCTAGTATTGAACGCATTGTTCAAAATAGCGGCTGCCTTGATCTGCTTTGTTTGGGCCATTGAACGTGCAAGAGCCTTTGTATATCGAGATGCAAGACGATCATAAAGGTTATCTTCGATAGCCTCTTCTGTAATCGAGAATGCAAGTGCGATAGTTTCGTGTGTGTAACGAGCCGTAAATGTTTCCTGAGCATCGTCAAAACTGATGGCATTACCCTCATTTTTAACAGGTGCTGTAGAAAAACCAGCAAGCATTACTTCCTCTTCAAAAGCTCGGTCAGATGACTCTTCTTCGAAGATTTCAGAATGCTCATTTTCGTAACGGTTGTATTCGAGCCCGAACAAGGCATTAAGGCCGGGTTCTAGCTCTTTCGCCAGTTGTGCGCGAGAAATAGCCATGGTTTAACCCTCCTTAAAGACCGGTTGAATCCGCGGTGGTTTGTGAATCAAACCTACGGGTTCCGGCGTTGTAATGTGCGTTTAATCTAACAATAAGTGGAATGCCAGCAGCAGTGTAATCACTGTTTGCTACATCATCCATAATGCCAACAATACGCAAAGGTAGTGTTGCCGTTACTGCAATTGAAGAAACGCTAAGAGCACTATTAGAATTACCGTTTTCGGTGCTTCCAGTTCGTGCGGAGGTTCCAAGAGAAGCGTTAGCAAACACTGCTGCCAGAGCCGTTGCACGGTCTGTTAGGGAAGCGTCTGAAGCGACCTTGAAAAGTTGGTTAGGATTGTCTGCTACGAAGGCTTTAACTGGATAGTTAGTGTCAACGCTAACAGAGGCCGAACCAGGCCAGTAGTTTAACCATACAGGTTTTTTCTGTACAGAGTCTTGGTACTGTACGCCCATTAGGACACCTAATGCTTGAACGGTTCCACCATTTGTGGCACCAGCCTGATCAATAACACCCGCTGCTGTAGGAACGCAGATAGAGTATTGAAAAATAGCATTAGTATTGTTAGAAGCGATTTCGTACTCAGTTACACCTGTAGAGTTCGCACCGCTTCCAACTAGCCCGATAGGACGAAGACCATAGGCTGTTGTTGCATTTGCCATGATATTTTTCTCCTAAAAGGGGCAGTCCTCATTATTTTTTCGGACCACCAAAAGTTACACGAGATTGACGATCAGGTTTAGTAATCGTCATGGTTGAGTGGGCGTTCTCTCTCATCATGTCATGATCCACTGCATCCATCTGATCTTTACTTCTACTTTTGAAGTATTCAGTACGTTCAGCAACGGTCTCATCAGGAATTCGAGCGAGAATCAACCCTCCCTGTCCAAATACACCGGAATATTTACCTGTTTCAACTACGGGACCTTCAAAATCTGGATATTCGTCTTTACGAACCAGTTCATAACCTTCCCTAAGTTTTGCGCTGACGTTCTTCGTATCATCAAATCCTCGTGACTCAGCACGAATCCATCGATGTTTGTACCCGTCAGGTGCAGGTGGTGCATCTAATACAGAGGGTGGAGCCCAAGGCTTACGCACAGCCTGTTTCTCCCTAGTTTTACTTGCGCGGGAGCTTCTATCGATTTTAGTTTCTTCAGTCATCTTTATTACTCCTTCACGTATTTCGCGTATTCTTCAAGTGGCACACCCAATTTTTTCGCTATTGCGACTTGGCTCGGAGTGAGTCGAACCTTTCTCCCACTGCGCCCAGTTGTGGTTGTTCTTGAGGCTGAAGCAACCGTCTGGGCGGGACGTTTGTTTTGGCCTTTCAACTTGTGCGGAAACTCTTCCGCCATTCGTCGATCTAGCTCAGTATAGTACTCATCACTTTGCGGGTCAAACTTTTCGTCTTCAATAAGTTTTTTGTGAATACCAAAAACAGCATAGGTCATAGCCTGGTCTTCACCAAACCAATTATTCTTTAAAGCCCATTTTTCTGCTTTTGGATCAGGTCGCTTGGGTTGTTGTACCGGTTGCTGAACCTGTTGTCTCTGATAATCCGCATACTGTTGAGCTTGTTGAGACTGTCGAGATTGTTCTGCTTTAGCTTGTTCCGCTCGATCTGCTTGAATCGCTAAAGCTGTTATTTTTCGTTGTGATTCAACCGCAGCCTTTGTATCCCCCAGCTCCATAGCGCGAGATAACTCAGCTTCCGCTTGCTCCATTTGAGCCATAACTCTCGTAGAAAACTCAGACACATAATTAGTGTCTAAATTGTTCATTCGTTGTTTTAACTGCTCGGCTTCGGTCTGTACGTTTCGAGCATAATTAATAGCCTCTTGCTCTCGTCGTTCAGCTTCCCGCATTTTTTTAGTCAAGCGGTCTATTCTCTTTTGTGTAGCCGATTCAGCTTTTTTAAATTGATCTTCAGAATCATCCGTAGTATCCGATGCTTCTACTGAATCATTTTCTTGTTCAGGAACTTCAACTTCCGTGTTCGGTTCCTCTTCTATTTCAAACTCTTTTTCTTCATTTTCAACCATTATTTACTCCTTATAAATGATGAACATCTTCTGGATCAAGTATTGTTGCAAGAATCTCATCGTCATTAAGAACTCTTACCTCTCCACCATCTATCTGAAACCTGGAACCGGCATAACGGGCAAACATTACCCATTGTTTTTCTTGGCACCACGGGCCTGATGGAAATTTTTCTTGATCTTTATAAGCTAACGGACCAACTTTCAAAACATATCCCACTTGCGTAGAAATTTGTTTTTTCTCTTGAACCTCGTCCGGTAAGAAAATACCGCTTTCTGTTTTAGCTTTTCCTTTATAAGGAAGAATTAATATACGCCATCCGGTTGGTTGCGGCATGCGCTCCAACAAGGATTTATTTATTAATTCTGGATTTAAAACGGGTTTATTACTGTAAGCATCCGCCAAATTAGGCGTTTCTTCTTGCTTTACTTCTTTAGTCATCAGATTGCTCCTGTTTTTCTAGCAGGCCCTTGAGTTCCTGTTCTACGTGATTTAAGGAATCTATATTTCCCATAAGCTCACGATAGTGCTCCATTGATTTAACGTTTCCGTATTGCAATAAATCCACAATACCTGAACGACGTTCCCGAATAATTCTAAAAACAGCTTCCGCTACGTATATCTCATCCATCGCTCCTCGCATATAGTCTAATAAAATCGTAGATTATCTTAGCATATCCTATATAGGAATGGCTAGTTTTTATGCAAGTTCAAAATGAGGAGCGTCTACAAAGGGTCTTCTGTTCTGTGAACGGCGTAAATCAATATACTCGTTCATCAAATCTTCTGTGGGCATCTCGGTATCGGTTAAGTTTTTATGCCAAGCAGCACCCCAACGTAATTCAACATTTAATTCTTTAGCCGCCTGACGCATAGCTTCCGCTATATCGTCATATAAATTTAATTCCCAACTAACTCTGGGGCCTATGTAAGCTACCAAATCAACCGCTTTGCCGCCTATGTGCTTGCTTCGTAAGGTTTGACTAGCACCTTTAGCCACTAATTCTTTTTGACGCTCTAAAGTTCTTAAACCTTCAGAAACCCCAAAATCTATTTTTGTTATGCTTATGGCTTTTTCTACTACTTCAATAAGTTTAGGATCTAACCCTTTTAACCTACTTAAACTTCTTTCGGATAGCTTAAAACTCATCTACCCTGCCCCCTGTATTTTTTAAAATTTCTTTTGTCGTGTTTATTACGCGGTCTAGAAAAAGGAGAACTGCCGTCGCTTGTTTTCTTTTTAATACGTAATTTATGAGCACGTTCTCCAATAGTTAGTTTAGCCATTACTTAGCAACGCCTTTACTTTTTTCAAAACTGCGAAGTCCACCCAGTCCTAACATGCCCATAAGCACAGTCATTAATTGCCCCATGTCGAAATTAGGTAAGGGAGGTACCTCCATACCATAGGCAGCGAGACCAAAAATAGCCAGAGGCTGGAGCACAAAATGATAAGCAAAGGCAGCGCCGCAAACCCAACCCACAAATGGTCTCCAACCACCTTTCCAAACTGAGTTACTAGCCGCTTCAGCTTTATTGACTTCAACTTGTGCAAGGGCAAGTTCCTGTGCATGCCTGTCTGCCATCGTTGAAATCTCATGTGCTAGTGCCGCTTTCTGATCTTTATCTTCTACAAATTTATCTAAAAGCCCGGTTACAGGGCCAATGAGTGCATTTAGTAGCGCCATGTAGCCCCCTATTTATCACACTTACATACATCAATACCTAGCTTTGCTAAAACCCAAATAAAGATGTTTTTAATTTTGGTGTAAACCCAAATAACTACATCTTGTATTAAATCAGCTAACCAGATTAAAACCCCTAAAGTGCTTTCAATTACCTTTTCTAATAATCTTGATATCATATCCGCCTCCTACTAGGCAAATTAACAACCGTTAAATTTTGTACCTTTGATCGCGGCTCCTGCTCCACGCATAGTCATACGCTTTACAGTGTCTCCAGCCATAGGTGCATCCGCAGTTTTTCCATAAGGAATACGACCTTGATCTTTAATGTCGGCATACTCTACTGCTTTTGGTGGATTAGATGGGGCAGAACCCATAAACTTTACTTTTGATTTCATGCTGGTCTCCTAAAAGGGTTAACGTAAGGTCTGTTTCCAAGCTGCTCTCTTTCCATCCGGGCATTTACAAAAGCTTGATACGGGCTAATAACGGGTTGTGGATTAGAAAGTCTGTTTAAATAACTATCGTACGCCGTCAGATACTCCGGGCTACTCAAAAATTGTTGAGAAACGGTATTTTGAACAGGGGCTTCTGTAACGGGTTCCTGAGCTACCGGTTCAACGTTTGGTGTGGGAGTAGACAAATTAAGTCTTTCTAGTATAGCCGGATCAGCCAACAAAGACATTAAACCGGAGTTAAAACCACCCCCTTGTACAACAGCGGGTCCTCCTCCCGGAGTGGCAACAGCTATTGCAGAACCCTGCAGAGGACCTACCTCCCTAGCTTGAGTTGGAACCATAGGAAAGAGTCCTCCTCTAGGGGCCGGAACCGGAGTATCTACTTTTTTTACTTTCCCACTAGCTAACATTTGTGGAATCGCTGCTTTAATTGCTGAACTAAATCCCATAATTATTTTCCTCTTTCTTCTAACAATTTAACCCGAACTTTAAGGTCATGAATGTGACCCAACATCTCCTCTTTAAGCTCTTGACGCGCAAAAGCATTGCCAGGACTCGGAACAATCACGCCCTGAGGGCTTATCAACTGCATTTGATTGGCACGAATTAATTGAATGTCTGACGTGATCTCACCAATGCTAGAAATTACCCACCACATCGCAGCCAGTAAAACTGGAACTAAACTAGCTAATGCTTTAGATAAATCAAAATCTTTCATTTCATGCGATTAATCATATCAAACAACGTCTTAACTTTTTCTTCAAGACTTTTAACTCTAGCTGTAATTTCAGCGCGAAAAGCAATCGCAATAGCAGCAACTGCTATTAAACCAGACACAATTGGCCAAATTTCCATAAAGTCATTCATTAATTAGACCTTTGTTTCAATAGCTCACGTTCCATAGCAGATTGTATTCTAGCAGCAGTTTGAGATTCTTGTGATTGCAGCCTTTGCTGAAATTGATCTTTTCGAGCCTGAAGAGCTTGAGCATCCAAGTTAAGTTTTTGAGCATCTAACTGAGCATCGTTCTGTTCCGCCTGAGCTTTAAGCTGAAGTTCAGTTTCTTTCAATTTAACCAACGGATCAGGCTGACCTGCTCCAGATAACTGACCGGACAACTGTTTAACTTGCTGCATACCCTCTGCAACAAACTGAGCTACCAGTTGTTCCATTTGAAGCATTTCTTCCTCTGGAGAAACTGCTTGTCCTGTCTGTGCTCTTTGTTGAGAATAAGCGGTAATTGCCTGTTCTTGTGCTGCAATTTTTACATGCTCCATCACATGTTTTTGTAAAGCCATAGCTACCGGAGGCAATGAGCCAACCATTGGACTAGAACCAAAAACCAAGTGCGCCATAATATGAGATTGATGATTCTGACCTTCAAAAGCTTTCAAAGGAAGCATATCTAAAGAATCAATATTCTCTTGAGCAGGATCGATAGGCGTGGGCTCTTCGTCAGGAACCGACTTCATTATCCGATCAGTGTCTGTCACACCAAGCGCTTCGTACATGTCCCGATACACTTCGTGCATATTGTGTAATTCCGGTGCAGCACCCGCCAATTGTAGTTTTGTTTGCGCTAGTACAATACGTTGCGCCTGACTGAATACGTTAGGGTTACTTACCGGAATCACATCTACTCTATCATCAAAATCTGAACGCATAACACTTGCATCCGATCCAACAACAGAGTATGGATATTCTTGCGGTAAACTTTCGCTCATCACACGAGACAAAATCTTAAACTCTTGACGCATCCCGTAATGCAACCGTTTATGCACCGCGCTCATCACACGAGAGCCTTGCTCCATCATCGCAATCGTAGTGCCTACTGCCGCACTTTGATTACCATCACCAACCTTTAAATCAGTAATCGTTGCAAACCTCTGACCCGCTTGAACTACAAAACCTAACAGTTGAAACAACGTCTGGTCAGGACCCTTAAAAGGTAAGGGCATAAGGGAGTCACGGATGGCACCGCCCGGAGCGTCCACATCTCTAAATTCACCGGGCTGGAGTGGATCGTCATCGTCTCGAATACGAAGTCCTCTGGCTTTAAAACCAGCAGGCAGGTTGGACAAAGTACCCGCATCGATCAATTGTCTCAACGCAGCAGTAGCCGTCCGTGACAAACCGCCAATAGTGTGGATAAGTCCTAGAC